GGCATTTTTATTTTCCTATCACGTATTTACCGCAAAAATAAACCACTCAGATAATGATTTAGAGGTTGACACCTGTGGTTTTTGTGCTACAATAAATATCTTATTAGGAGATTCGTAGTGTCAACAACACCCACAAGGACCCCAGCAAAAACCAATTATCTCAACAACAGAGACATCTTAAAACAGATACATCTTAGCAAGAATACCTACTGCACTTATGTAGATCCGGTCACAGATCACCAGTATGATATTATTCTGCCCACCCTGGCCAAGATCAACCAAAAGACCATAGCCGAAGCACGCAGAAACAGAGCTGATCGCATCAAACGCGAAACCGGCGTTGTGATTGATCCTAAAAAGATACCCAATACTGACCTGGTATTCCGTGTGACCTGTTGGGAACACATACCCATGGCACCAAAAAAGATACCCAAGAGTCAGCAGAAGAAAAAGAAAATCGAAGACATATTTGAGCTGGAGTTGCTCGAAGAAGACGATCCTTTGGCCGAGCTGTTGGAAGAACCTGTCTTGGATGAAAAACATGTACGCCTAAACTTTCCTCCGTTCTATCACTATCGCTTGAACGATGCCAAAGAACCATTTTTAGTAGGCAAGAGTCACTGGAAGGGCGACCTAGAACACGGCGAATTTAGCAAAGATCACGGGCAAATGACTAGAACTCTAGCCAACATGTTTATCAAACTATGTGAACGTTATGCTACCAGAAGCAACTGGCGTGGCTATACCTACAACGAAGAGATGCGTGGACAGGCTCTACTACAGCTGAGTCAGATCGGCTTACAGTTTGACGAATCCAAGAGTCAAAATCCTTTTGCCTACTACACTGCCGCTATTACCAACAGTTTTACTAGAATCTTGAATTTAGAAAAGAAAAATCAAAACATTCGTGACGACATGTTGGAACAGGCCGGACTCAATCCTTCATGGACTAGACAAAATGCTGGCAAGAAGGATCCCAACTCGGGTGCTGTGGTTACAATCACTGCCGGTGAAGACTACGAAGCCACTTAACCAGACTGGTTGCAATCTACCAATTGCGACTGTAAACTGTAATCTATGACAAATCTATTCCGTAAGGCGGCTGTTTGCACGGATATCCATTTTGGATTAAAATCAAACAGTCTGGTCCACAATCAGGACTGCGAAGCGTTTATCGACTGGTTTATTGCCACTGCCAAGGAGAACGGTTGTGAAACTGGCATGTTCTTGGGCGATTGGCATCATCATCGTGCCAGTATCAACCTGCAGACTCTACACTTTAGTTTAAGAAGTTTGGAAAAACTCAGTGCGGCCTTTGATCAGTTTTACTTTATTCCTGGCAATCACGATCTCTACTACAGAGACAAGCGTGACATACACGGAGCTGAATGGGCACAGCACTTGCCCAATATTACTGTGGTCAACGACTGGTTCAAATCAGGTGATGTTGTAATTGCTCCCTGGTTGGTCGGAGATGATCACAAGAAGCTAAACAAAATGCAGGCCAAGTATATGTTTGGACACTTTGAACTACCACACTTCAAAATGAATGCCATGGTAGAAATGCCCGATCACGGCGAAGTCAAAGTAGAATCATTTGGCGGTATTGAAAGTGTCTACTCAGGGCACTTCCATCTTAGACAAAGTAAACGCAACATCAACTATATTGGCAACTGTTTCCCACACAACTTTGCTGATGCCGGCGATGATCAACGTGGCATGATGATCCTAGAGTGGGGCAAAGAAAAACAATACATGGCCTGGCCAGACCAACCACTTTATCGTGTGATGAAGTTGAGTGAGGTGATTGATCATGGTGCCAAAATACTTGTGCCCAACATGCATGTTCGTGTAGAATTAGACATTGACATCAGTTATGAAGAAGCCAATTTTATCAAAGAAACATTTATCAAGGATCACAACTTGAGAGAAATGGCCTTGATACCTAGCAAGCGGACCGACATAGACATCGACATGGCTCCGGGCGAAGTCAAGTTTGAGAGCGTGGATCAGATCGTGACCGACCAGCTGACCAACATCGAAAGTGAATTTTACGATCCCAAGCTCTTGTTGAAGATCTACCAGAATCTATGATAAAAATAAAAAATCTTACAGTTCGTAACTTTATGAGCGTGGGCAATACTACCCAGGCCATTGATTTTGATCGTCAAGACCTGACCCTGGTCCTGGGTGAAAACTTGGACTTAGGTGGCGACGGTTCGCGCAACGGCACAGGCAAGACCACCATTATCAATGCACTCAGCTATGCTCTGTATGGCAATGCACTCAGCAATATCCGCAAGGACAACCTGGTCAACAAGACCAACGGCAAAGGCATGTTGGTTTCGTTAGAGTTTACCTCTGGCTCACAAGATTTCAAAATTGAACGTGGTCGCAAGCCCAATGTACTGAAATTCTATGTAAACAATGAAGAAAAAGTCATAACAGATGAAGCACAAGGCGACTCGAGAGAAACACAAGATGCCATTGAGCAGACTCTGGGACTGAGTCATGACATGTTCAAACACATCATGGCACTCAATACCTATACTGAACCGTTCCTAAGCCTAAAAGCCAATGATCAACGAACCATCATTGAACAACTGTTGGGTATCACACAGTTGAGTGAACGAGCCGATCGTATCAAGGAACTCAACAAGGAAACCAAAGATGGCATACAGCAGGAAGAGTTTCGTATTCGTGCTGTGCAAGAAGCCAACAAGCGCATAGAAGAGCAGATTGATTCACTCAAGCGCAAACAAGGACTATGGGTCAAAAAACATGAAGAAAGTGTCAAAGAACTCGAGACGGCGCTGGAGGCGCTCAAAGCTATCGACATCGAGGCTGAAATTCAGGCTCACCGGTCGCACAAGGCGTGGGATCAGCGACGCAAGGATATCAACGATCTATCAGGTCAGATCGGCCGCACGAAACTGGACATTGACCGTGAGAACAAAGCGATTTCCAAACTATCCAAAGAAATCGAGACGCTCGAAAACCATGAGTGTCATACGTGCGGTCAGTCATTCCACGACAGTAAGCACCAACAGGTCCTGGAAGGTAAGCAGACGGATCTGGTGGGAGCGCGAGAAGCGTGCCAGGCTCATACTGCTACCTTGGCAGAATTACAGACTGCCCTTGAAGCCCTGGGCACGCTAGGTCGTCCACCCAAAATGTTTTACGACAACGAAGCTGATGCCATCCAACATCAGGCCACTGTGTCTAATTTGCAACAGCAGATTGCTACAAAACAGGCCGAAACTGATCCGTATACAGAACAAATTGAAGAAATGCAACAGCAAGCCCTACAGGAGGTCACCTATGACACACTTAACGAACTCACACGCTTACAAGAACACCAAGACTTCTTGCTCAAGCTACTCACCAGCAAGGATAGTTTTATCCGCAAGAAAATTATTGAGCAGAATCTTAGCTATCTCAACGCCAGACTGACACACTACTTGGATCGTGTGGGCTTGCCACACACAGTGGTATTCCAGAATGATCTTACAGTAAGTATTGAAGAGCTGGGTCGTGAACTGGACTTTGACAACTTGAGTCGCGGTGAACGCAATCGCTTGATACTGAGTATGAGCTGGGCATTCCGTGATGTGTTCGAAAGCCTATATCAACCCATCAACTTGTTGTTCATTGACGAAATGATTGACAACGGTCTTGATACCGCTGGTGTAGAATCAGCCTTGGCCTTGCTAAAACAGATGAGTCGAGATAGACACAAATCAATCTGGTTGGTCAGTCATAGAGATGAACTAACTGGACGTGTGGAGAACATGCTCAAGGTCATCAAAGAAAACGGCTTCACTTCATACAACACAGACGTAGAAATTTCCTGATTTGGCACAAACATGATAACTATAAGTCCATGGTATGGCTTTACGAACAACAGCAAATTTCAGAACTACCCGAAGACTGCGTCGGATTTGTTTATCTAATCACAAATAAACTATCTGGCCGGAAATATATTGGAAAAAAATTAGCAAAATTTAGTAAAACCACATACAAAGTAGTAAAACTCAAGAACGGCAACAAGAAACGCAAGAAGATAAGAAGCAAGATAGACTCAGACTGGCAGCTATACTATGGAAGCAACGATCAACTCAACAAAGACCTCGCAGAGCTAGGCTCAGACAACTTCACAAGAGAAATATTATTTTATTGTAAATCCAAAGCAGAATGCAGTTACGTAGAAGCTAGAGAACAATTTAATCATAGAGTATTGGAATCAGACGATTACTACAACGGGCAAATAGTTTGCCGCATACACGGTAGTCACATCAAAAACAAAATTTAAACTAGACAGGCAACAACACACTCTGTTTGGTCGAGGTAGCTCGACTCGCAAGGAGGAACGGTGAGATACCCGGTCCGGACAGGCTTGCGTGTGAAAGGCAACTGCTAACTAAAGGCAGCAAATGGTTTGGGCTCCGTTGAAAAAGATACGACCCATGCTCGTAGGACTTGGATTTGTTATCGGGTCACTAGGGTTCCGTTGATATGTGAAGCTAGAGTAGGGGGTACCGGTCAACCGCCTCCGTCGTGAAAACGAATCTCTTTATAACAAAGTGGCTGTTCTACTCGGATAATGTAGACCTCACTTTCACCGTGCATACGGTGAATTGTGACCATGCTATCTGGATAATGCTAAAGAAAAACAATATTGATGAACGAAGTGAAATCAATAGATCTCTATAGAGATCTCAAATAATAGATAATCGTTTAAGTCTTTGATACTCTTTCTGAGCTAGACTATTCTTAAGGTTATGTTCGACTGACTTTGGTTTGCCTTTGTGTCTAGCACTTATCTTTGCTCTCGATTCAAGGGAAAGTAATTCAGCAACTTTCTTTCCTTTATTCCAAGGAGTATGCCCTTTCATCTTTTTCGTTGACTGTTTGGGTTTACCTTTTGTGCTGGCACTTTGTTTAGCAATGGATTCAGCAGATCGCGGACCTGTTTGCTTACCTTTGTTCCACGGGACTCTACCCGTTAGTGATTTACTAACTTTAAGTTTGGTAGCAGATGACAGATTTA